TGTATTGATTTTTAGGTGCTTTCAGTCTCCCCTGAATATCCACCAGTTTTTCATATAGATTCATGTGGCAAATATATAAATTCCAACTGACATTTACAAAATAATATCAAAATTATTGAAATTTTCTGCATATTTATTCGATAAAGATAAGCGTATTGCTGTCTGTTCATCATTCTTGACAATGAAGAATCCGCTATATGAATCAACCCATACCGCAAAGTAATCGCATAAATGTTTTGGGTAAAACTGCTGTGTTCTTGCTAACGTAACTCTATATGTATTCCTCCCAGACGTATAAGGACTTTCTTTCCTATCATGCCCCACATATTTAACCTGTACCTTATATACGTTACCATCCTTTTCTAATATACAGTCGTATGTGGAGGCATCTAATAAAGGCATAGATACGTTAAAACCACGTTCCATAGCCATAGTTGCAAACTTATATTCAGCAAAGCAACCCTTTTGGTTTTTATCCATGCGACTAATATACAAAAAAAGAGGCTGCAAAAAAAACAACCTCTTTTATCAATAGAAAAACAAAATAAAAATCAAATGAAAACAGGATATACCTGATGAACACTTAGCAAATATACCCTATTAAATTCACAAGGGTATTAGATTCATAGGGAAAGTTATTAACGACCCTGTCCTCTATATTTCTTTTTCCAGCCTTTCTGACCTACAGAAGCATTCTTAGAATGTACATTTGGTCTCTTAACACTTGGGCTGGGCGTAAATACGTTAATTATTTTCTTTGCCATTCTTTTTGTTTTTTTCCCAAGTTCTTCCAACAAAATATGCACCATAGACAGTAATGAGTAATGTTTGAAAAATAGGGATATATTCTTTCTGTATGCTAAACTCTCCAATGTTTCCATCGGTAAATGCCAATAAGGTAAACATGACTGTAAGAAATACCAGAGTAATCGGTCTAATATTCTTTGACAAAAAGCTATCACTTTGCATATCATATTTCCAACGCTCCGTAACTTGTTGTTGGGCATCTTTATCCGCATTTTCTAGTAATTCCTGTATCTTCTGTTTTGCCTGTAAGCGTTCTTCATCAGTAGTAGTTAAATTGTCAACTACTTTACCAATGTCTTTTATAAGTCCTCCAGTAATTAATTGTAATAGCTTATTCATTAGTAAGTCCAGATTACGTTAGGATTTTTGTCTTTATCAACGTCAATGTGTATGAAATTATCTGCAATACCTATTCGATTTATACCGACTTCTTGTATGGCATTAAGCAACTTAAATCGCATTCTAGAGTTTCTAACAGCAATATCTACCGCTAAACCCTTTGTATGACTGCTTCCCTCTACGCCACCAACAGCCTCATTATGAGCCTTACTCCTATACCCAGATGTTATTATTATTGGCTCTCCAATAATCTCTCTAATATCATCTAACATAGACAAAAGGTTTTTATCCATCTTCTTGCCACTATCTTTCAAGTCAGGACTATCAAACTCGCTATAATTAAAGTACTTCATTTATGTCTATTTATCGCTATTCTTATTTGCTCTAGCAGTTCTTCCCTTGTTACTTGCAATTTAAAGCTAAGGTCAGCATTCCATTGGCTTATAGGCTGACTGTCTTTATAAAGAATAACAACAGGAACAGCTTTTATATTTTTTTGTAAAGATGGAGATTGGTCTTTTAAATATCCAAAGATAACTTTTGTTCCGTCTATTGTGAAAGGTAGGTCTATTGTGTTTCTATCGTTCCATTCAGCATTAATTTGTACTACTGTAAAAGATTGTGCTTGTACAAATATAGTAGCAAAAAGAAACGCTAAACGTACTAATATAGTGGTCATTTTCTTTCTATTATTTCATATAACTTTTCGTCTATCTTATCGAGCTTCTTGCTATTTTCTTCAACCTTAGATTGAGTATTCATAATAGTCTCACGAATAAGTTGGTCTTTAAGGTCATATTCTGTCCTAGTTACTTGTGGTTTTGGCAACTCCTTTGCTATTTCTATTTCTGCTTTAAGAGCAAAATACATAGCAGCCAAAGAAACTGCTCCTGCTACAACTGTTACAATAGTTTTTATGTCTAGCGTTAATTTAGTTCCCTCGCCTACTTCTGTCGCCATAATCTATATATTAAAAAGGTACGTCTTTACTGATTGATGTTGGGTTTACCAATTTGTCCAACTGCTTGTCTGCTGATGCTTTTAATTTATCTAAATCGATAGTGCTTTCTAACCATTCAACAACGACATCTTTAGTCAAATTTTCAAAGTCTGTAAAATCATCGGCATTAGGACTTCCTATTGTTTGTGTGCCAATAATGTCAACTTCAAGTGGTTCTCCATTATCATTCAATGTTTCTGAAGTTCCTATAAAACTATAATGTATATTATAGATAACATCTGTAAGACCATCTTCAAGAGGTCTTACGTCAAGTTGATTTATTCTCCAATCGTATGTATTTGCCATTTCTTTTTGTTACTATTATAAAATTTGTTTTAACGCATTAACAAATGCTTGTTTTCCAAACTGTAATTGTTCTAAATTAAACTGAGAACTTGCAATTTTTCTGTCTAAATCAGCTATGTGATTAACATGAGCTTTTTGCTCTTCCGTAAGTTCTTCGTAAAAATATTCTTTTTCATCAATAATAATAGGTGTTTTTTCTTTTTTTCCCATTGTATTAAAATTTAATTGTTATATCGCTTCTAAGGCAGCGACTCTAGCCTCTAAATTTTCTATTTTTGTTATTGCTTCCTGTAATGCTGCGGTTAAAAGTGGAACTATTTTAGCTTGGTCAATGCCTTGATATTTAGGCTGCGACTCAGTTATTGCCTCAGTAATCACATTACCCTCTTCATCTATTTGAGCAGGCGTTACTACAACCTCTTCCATTTCGTCTTTAACCCCTGTTACTGCCTCAGGGATAATATCCTGTACTTCGTGAGCCAGAAAGCCATCGACAGCCTCAGTTTCTCCTATGAAATTAAACCTACTAGGGTTAAGTTGTTTTAGCCTATCAATTCCGTCAGTAATTCCTACCACGTTTTCTTTTAAACGATAGTCTGACGTTGTGTTATACGAAGTACCAGAGCTAGTAAGATATATCGTGCCTCGTGTAGCGTTACTTACCTGAAAGCGGATAGCAGTTTCAAAGCTATTATCTTGGTTAAGTATCATCGTATCATTCGAGTCGCTTTCTCCGTTGTATATATAAACTGCAGGAGAAGAATCATAATAAGCATCTCTGTGCACCTCTAACGTAGTGGTTGTGTAAGAAGCACTTGTGGTGTTTATTAAAGTTTGGTTATAAAAACTGTCTATATAAATTGGCGAATCTACTAAATTTGTTGAGCTACCCATTTTAGGCACATAACCAGTACCTGTACCACTTGTAAGCTGACCAGTAGCACCTGTTGCAACCCCAGTAACTCTACCATAGGCATCAACTGTGATAGTGTCTATTTTAGTTCCGTTTAAAGTGCTTCCATAAGTGCCCGCACCTACTCCTCCAGTAGCCATATTAAGCGTAACATCGCCACTTGTACCGCCACCTGTTAAATTAGTGCCTGCTGTAACGCTAGTAATATCGCCTGTTGATAATGTTATCCAATCTGTACCTGTAGCGGTAGAAGTTAAAACTTGACCAGACGTTCCAGCCGAATTGTTTGAATCATATATAGCACCAGTAATTCTTGCATTACCATTAACATGTAATTTTTCGGTTGGGTTAGTTAACCCAATACCGACTCTTTTATTTACATCAATAGTTAATACTGAAATATCTTCTTGCTTAAAATAAACAGGAACATCATCGGCATCTAAATCTCCAAATTCTATATTAACTGGTAAAGCTCCATTAGAGGCATTTCCAGCTACAGAAATAACTTCTGCTCCACCACCCCAAAGACTATATATAGCTCCATTTGCAGCATCGCTTCCGAAATAAAGATTATCTGTTGTATCAAGATTACCAGATACATCAGCTCCAGCTCCACTTCTACCTAAAGCTATCGATGATGTGTTGCCTAATCCATCTTCAATAGTTACTTTGTTAGAAGCTGGCAACTCATTATTAGAAGATGTCTTTAATAGACCATCATAAGTATCCTGTATTTTTTTACCTGTTAATGTACTCATTTTTTATTTTTTATTAGTTCCAATAGCTTACAATATTATTCCAAGTGTTTTCAATGTTCCGCCAAAATTGTCCTATATATTTTTCATAAACATTACCCCATGTTAGGTCTGGTAATCCCCACCAAGTTTTCTCGTATATTTTTCCGTAATCCACTATCAGTCTTTTTTAAATAACATTTTAGTTTTACTTCGTTATGTTTCTTTGGTTTATATTTACTTACAGCATCCATCCGTTAAATAAGGCATTTGTGTCTGGGTTAATATCTTCGTTATTATTAGAGTAATACTCTGGAAATTTACTAGGGGCATTAAAGCTCAAATAATCAATCAATCTTTGAGTATAATACTCAGCATAATCTCTTTCTTTTGCAATAAGAGAATCGACTTCTTCTTTATTGGCTACTGAACTGTTTTCAGAGCCATGCTTAAACACACCACCATTAGCTATAGTATATGCTGCAAATGGCAAGTATTCTACCATAGCATAATGTATTAATGCTGGCTGAATGTAATCATTAACAAGAGAAAGATAATCTCCAGTTAATTGTTCGCCTATAATATCTGCGCTAATTTTATCATATAACTCAGTACCAAGATAATTTTGAATGTGTATTTCTTGAGCAATCTTAATAAACTGAATAAATTTATCCGTATCAACAGAACCGCTTAAAGCAGTATTCTTTATTAAATCTCTTCTCCTTATAAATATCGCTGTTGCCATTATTCTACATTTTCAATTTGTTCCTCAACTTTTTCCTTAACTTCCTCTTCTATATCCTTTTTAACGCCTGTCTCTTTCTCTATTTCGGCATCGCTGATAGCGTTGGTCAAGTCAGTAAATTCAAGCGGTTGTAGTGTCTTAAAATAGATGTCTAAGTCTATGCCATTGTATTCTAGCAACCTTTCTAATTCATCAAGAATAGTTACTTGCATTGGTCTGATAACTGTATTATCCATAAGAACAGATGCAGTTTGTAGTTCCTCAGCATTGTTTCCTAGTCCAGAAGTGTCCTTAATGCCAACAAGCATGGGAGATACAATTCGATGTGATACCATTACCTTACGCATACTCTCGTCAGACAAGAATTGATATTGCTGGTGTGCATCTGATAGTTGTACTGGCTCTATGCTTGCAGCCAACTCCTTACTGTCGTTAAATGCCAAAATGAAACGCCCAGCGTTAGAGCTACCGCTAAACTTATCCATAATACTTCTTTCAATGGCATCTCTTTGCTCTGGGTCGGGTGTGCCATTATTGAAGTTAATAAGCATACTTGGAGATAATCCGTTCTGAATATTATTGATGTGATAGTTTGCAATTTCTTCCTCTAGTTCTGCATACTGCAATCCACCCTGATAATCTACAGGAGAATAATATTTGTAGCCAGCACGATATGGCTTTATATATAGAATTTCTACTGCTGAATTAGAGAATCCAAATGCAGGTATTCTGTTAAGTTTATCGCCAGTTCTAGCTTCAGACCAATTAGAGTGGTAGTAATATGCCTCTATTTCGCCTTTAGAGTTGCATTTCTCGGCTCTTAACGTCTCTACTGGTATATGCTCTACCTGAGCGATTTTTTTGCGGTCTTTGGTGTATATAACTTGCAAAGAGGCTTGACCCATCATTTTAAAGTCGTGGCATATTCTCTTAATAACGTCTTTCCTTAGAAGTCTCTTCATTTCCTCATAATCGGCTTGCTTCTCTTTGCTATCAGTAGCATCAAGACCTCTTCCGTAAATCATTTCAGAGATTCCGTTTATAGCTGCGTTATTTGTTGGACTTCCGTTATACCTATCTATTAGATATGTAAAGTAATCATTATCGTCTCCATAGGCGATAAAATCATCCTTGTAATACTCTTTTATTTCTGGCTTTGTGTATGATTTAAGTTGCAGAAATCTAGGTACGCTTATATTTTTTTCTTTTACTTCCATTATCGGTCTTTTCTTGGCATAATGCCTTATTTTTTTTGCCATATTATCCTCCTTGTCCTAATACTAATGTTGTGTTAGCTTGCCCATCAGTTCTACTGTCTGCTCCTGTTGTTACATCTCCTAAGTCGCTCCATTCAACATAGGTGTCAGCACCTTTAGGTTCTGTTGGAGATATTATTAACGCACCATCAACACCATTTAGGGTGTATGCAGCAGCTATAACACCACCATAACCATCTAATCCATAGTTTTTCTCTCCATCAACACCAGCCTCAAACCTTACAGGTCTAACTCTAAACTTGTAAAATAACTCATACAATCCACCACATTCTGTTTCAGACAAGAAACAATTTTCATCAACTACTTTAGGAATAGATTGAATGGTGTTACCATAAAAATTACGCTGATAAAGATATGAATTAGTTGGGAATTGCTCATTTTCTGTTGAAGTCCAGTATAATCTGTTTGTTTGAAGTGGACCATATATTGTTGATTCTATAGTAGGCGGATAAAACTCGTCATATCCATAATCTATTAACGCATCACTAACTATATTCAACTTTGCAACAATAGCAGAAGCCTCTTCTACTGATGGTAAATACCAATCACTATATTCTACATCGTCTATGGATATAGCATATAAATCACATATCTTAAATGCCGAAGTCAATGCAGCCATTTCAGCCTCATCATAAAGTAGCGTTACATCTGCTGGAGTACCTCCACCGCCAGCTCTTTCTCCAACTAATATAAACTCATTATCAAATGTAGATTCAATTACATAATCATCGCTAGAGGCATCAAACTTCTCGTAATTTACTTGGTCTGTAATAAATGCTACGCCTCTATATATTTCTTCGACATCATCTTTTACTACAAGCGTATAATATGCCCCATTTATAAGACCATCAAAAGCATAAGAAATTGTTGTAATTCTTGTGGCTGGATTATAATTACGAGTAACAGTATATATGTCTGTTTTTCTCTCAGACTTACTTGTTATCTCTAAAACACAAGAGCCACTTATTATAGGTTTCCTAGAATAGAAACTTATTTCTTGAACACTAGATATGTTTTGTAATATGTGCATACTAAAGTAATAACGACAAGTTTATTTGTTTCAAAGATACAAAAAAAGGGGCAATAAATGCCCCCCTTTTAGATTCATACCCCTATTGAATTTATACAGGGTCTCTTTGAGTTCCCTCAGTAGCAGTAGCACTTGCCATTCCAGCAAATGGGTCAGCATCAGTACCACCATCAATAAATGATGGCATACGAAGCTCATTCGCAGTCAATGTAAGTGTATATCCGTTTAGGTCTCCCATAGCAGTACCAGTTACAGCAGTACCGCCAGTTACATCAGCACCATTATCAGCACCAACTAATAAGAACTTATCGTCAAATGTTTGAACAATAACATGTGGTCTGCCATACGCTAAAAATTTCAATTCTTTGTTATCCTCTTTAGTAAGTTTGAATAGTGTCATATTTACAACTTGCTCAAAGAATGTTGTTCCATTCT